GAAGTACAACGACGATGGATCATACACGGATGGGCGATACATTTCCCCGGTAGTCAACTACAACGGGAACCCGAATGTTGCATCCGGATCGGATCATGGAGATAATCGCGCCCTTGACGCGGAGAGCTACGTAGCCGGCGGAGCGATCACCGTCGAGTTCAACAGAGACCAGGATGAGATCTACACATTCCTTCTGGGCCACACACAGGCGGACGATGGCGAGATTGATTACAACTCCAACGACGAGGCGCCAATCGTAGGAACAGGAGCGATCGGGCGGTCCGACGGGAAATGGAAGGTCCGGTTCTACAAACAGGTGAAATTCCATGAGCCGAACGACGAGAACACAACGAGAACGGAGACGATCCAGCACAACCACCTGACACTGGAAGGGGACCTTATGATTCCGGAGGATGGCAGCTGGAAGAAGAGCAAGGTCTTCCCCACATTTGCCCAGGCAAAGGCGTATCTTAACAACCTTGTCGGGATTGAAGGATGAGCGCCCTGAACTGGCAGGGGATCCCGATTAAGATCGGAGCAGAGGAGAGACATATCTACTTTGATTACGCAGTGATCGCGGATATTCAGGAAGAATATGACTCTGACGTCCTCTCGGTTATCAATGAACTCTTCCTCGAAAAGAGATCCCCGGGAGAGTATAAGGGGACGGTGCTGATTGATCTGGTACACAGACTCCTGCTGGACGAAACGGAAAGAGAGAGGTTTTTCAACGGGAAGGAACTGAAGAGCTTTTCCCGCCAGGAAGTGGGATGGCTTATGGACCAGGCCAATGCAGACGAAATTGTAATGGCAATCATTAAGGCGTGGGCAACATCTCTTCCGGAAGCTGAAGGAGGCGAGGAAGAGAACCCAAACGCGCAGAGGGGGACGGAACAGGGCTCTGGCTCGACGTCCCCCGCACAGTCCTGATCGGGATGGACAAGCTGCACTACACGGAAAGGGAAATACTCTACATGACTCCGAGAAAGTTCGAGGTCATGCTCAGCACATACATTGATTATCACGGAGGCAGAAGCACGACAGGAGGGACTATCGATGATCTGCCCTGACACGGCCGGCACATCACAGCTGGCCGTGTCATTATGAGAGGCGAAAGACATGGCATCGACCAAAACAATAGCCCTTAAGATCGCCCTGAATGGCGAGAAGGAGTTCCTGGCAGCCATGCGGGCCGCCAAGAAAGAAACGAACCTCCTCGGCACCGAAATGAAAGACCTGCAGGAGAAGTACAAATCGAATGCCAACACAATGGAGGCACTGCAGGCCAAGCAGCTAAAGCTGAGCGAAGCGCAGGAAGCATACACCAAACGCGTCAAGGCCGCGGAAGAGGGCCTGAAAAACGCGAAGCAAAACGAAAGGGATCATGCCAAACAGCTGGAAGAGCTGCGAAATAAGCTGGACGACGCGAGAGAGGCCCTGGAGAAAGTAGAAAAAGAGCAGGGAAAAGGGTCTGAGGCATACAAAGAGCAGACGGTCCTTGTCGACAAACTCACCGAAGAAGTAAAAGAGCATACAGAAATCCAGGCAAAAGCGGAAAACGCGGTCAGCACCTGGAGAAAAGAGCTGAGAAACGCCAATGCCGGCCTGGAAGAAATCAACAAAGAAATCCAGGAAAACGACAGATATCTGGAAGAGGCGAGACAGTCAGCAGATGGATGCGCGCACAGCATCGACGAATACGGAAAAGAGGTCGGAGAAGCTGCTGAAGAATCCGCAAAGCTTAACATATCTCTTTCCGATATGGTCAAGAACAAGCTGATCGACATGGCGGGAGACGCTCTCCGAAACCTTGGGCAGAAAGCGATAGAAGCAGCAAAGTACGTCGTGGAGGTCGGGAGCAGCTTCGAGGCTCAGATGGACAAGGTATCCGCCATCTCCGGAGCAACGGGAGGAGACCTTGACGCGCTGACAAGAAAAGCGCAGGAGATGGGAGCCAGCACAAAGTTCACGGCCACCCAGGCAGGCGAAGCATTGGAATACATGGCAATGGCCGGCTGGAAGACGGAAGACATGCTGGACGGCCTGGAAGGCGTCATGTACCTCGCTGCAGCGTCTGGAGAAGATCTGGGAACGACTTCGGATATTGTCACGGACGCGCTGACCGCGTTCGGGCTGAAAGCAGAAGACTCGGGCCATTTTGCTGATGTGCTGGCAGCAGCTTCGAGCAGCGCAAACACGAATGTCTCCATGATGGGAGAAACATTCAAGTACGCGGCTCCGCTGGCCGGAGCATATGGCTTCTCGATCGAGGATACTGCCGAGGCGATCGGTCTCATGGCAAACTCTGGAATCAAGGCTTCCCAGGCTGGAACGTCGCTGCGCAGAATCTTTACGGAGATGGCGGGACCGATCGAAATCGCGGGAGAGAATCTCGGGACTGTAACGGTAGAAACAGCAAACGCGGATGGAACCATGAGGAATCTTGGAGACATCCTGGCGGACTGCAGGAAGGCGTTCTCAGGTCTGTCTGAAGCGGAAAAAGTTGGAGCTGCAGAAACAATCGCCGGAAAAAACGCTATGTCAGGATTCCTGGCCCTGATGAATGCAGCGCCGGAGGACATTGCTAAGCTGGAGGGAGCACTTGCGTCATGTGACGGAAAAGCCGAAGAAATGTCCGAGACCATGCAGGATAATCTGGCGGGCAAACTGGAGATTTTTAAAAGTGCAGTAGAAGGGTTGTCACTTGCATTATACAACATGATCTCCGGGCCGCTGCAGTCGGTCGTGTATTTTTTTACCGGAGTCGTCGGAGGACTGACAAAACTTATCGCTCCTCCAAAAACAGAGCTGGAGCAGTTTATATCTGACATTGATTATGCCAACAAGCAGGTAGAAGACTCCATCGAGCATGCAAGAAGCACTGTTGAGAACGCCGAGCTGAAGAAAGCAGAGATTGAAACGGCGAAAACTTTCCTGAGTGACCTGCTGAACGGATGCGGAGAGTTTAACCGGATTGATCTGGGCGAGGGACGATATCAGATCCTGGATGCCACAGGAGCAATAATCGCGGAAGGCTTCGAGCCCGTCACCACAGCAGTTGACTCGGCGAACGACGCACTTGAAGGATTCGGAAGCGAAGGAATCGGAGACACTCCGGCTATTTTTGAGCAGATGGACGCCGTCGTCACATACTTCGACGACGCAGGAAAACATGTAGAGACCTTTAAAACGGATGTCTCAGAAACAGGGAATGTCCAGATTCCTACATCCGGGCTGGGAATCGAAGAAGGCACAGAACGAATCGTCGAGCTCTTTAATACGGCCGGGGATAAGATCGGTAAATTCGAGGGAAAGATAGACGAACTGGGCAACATCCAGATCGACATGAGCGGGACGGAAAGCAGCCTGGAAAGTTTACTCTCCATGTTTTCCGAAGACAAGCTCCTTACCTTCCGTCAGGCAATCGAAAACGCTGGGAACGTCACAATCCAGACAGAAGGAGTAGCAGCCGGGACGGCCGCGATTGTCCAGTGCTTCACCGACGCGGGAGAGAAGGTGGCCGATTACCAGACCGAGGTAGACAACGCCGGGAATGTGGTCCTGAAAACAGACGAAATCACAGAGCCGGTAACGGTACTGGTTACAGCTGTCGAAGAAGGCAGCGGAACCGTCAGAGAGTTCCGCACACGCCTGGACGAGATGGGGAAACCGGTTGACGTCACCCCAATCATAGATTCGCTGAAGGAGATCAGTGATCCGGTTTTGGTAATCCGGGATGAGCTCACGAAGTCCAAGGTTGACGCGATCGTAAAAGCACTGGGAGATTCCATAGAGGGTCTTGATGAAGCATGGGATTCCTCCACGGGAACTATCAGAGGCAATAAAGAAGAGATTCTGAGCTGGATCGACGCCGCCCAGGAAGCTGCTATGCAGGATGCCCTGCAGTCTGCAATGACGGAGCTTTACTCCGCAAGAGCGGATGCACTGATCAATGTCGCAAAAGCGCAGGCGGGAGTCAATAAAGCCGTCGAAGAATTCAATAAAGAAAACGGGACGGAGTTTAAAACCTGGGAGGAATTGCAGGAAGGAACAGGAGCACTCTACGACCGTTTCGACAAAGCTGGCCAGGCCGTTTTAGCAGCGAAGCTGCAGCTGGATGAATGCGAAGCCACATTCAAATCAACATCTGCCGAGCTGACCTCAACGGGAGAAGCACTGGGGGGATTGACTGACGCATATTTTCAGACCGGAGAGGCAGCGGGGGCAGCAGGCGAAGCAGTAAGCAGTACGGGTGTATATGTCGAGGATGCTGCCGCTGCCGCCAAGGGAATGACGGAGTCAGAAGAGGACGCCGCAGCTGCTACAGACACCCTGACCGAAGCCACAGACAAGCTGACAGAAAAGCAACAGGAATCAATCGATACCTACGCGAAGTTGTTTGAGGTTGCCCCGGAAGGCCTGGAGGATCTCCAAGCTGCTTTCGCGGCAGCAGGGGAAGACTTCCCGGAGTGGTGCGAAAACCGGGTCAAGGAAGCAAAAGAAATCATCGAGGCGTACGACGATCTTACCGGGAAGGTGACAGATAGTCTGGAAGCCATGGTGACGGAGCTGAACGCCGCAGATGAAGAGGGCAATAAATCCCTGAGCAACATGCTCCAACATCTGCGAGAACAGGCGCAGAAGGCCATGGAGTGGTCCTCCAACATGCAGACGTTGGCTCAGGCGGTGGGCGAAGGATGGTCACAGAACTTATACGACAGCCTGCTGCAGCAAGGGCCGGAGAAGGCAGCAGAGAATGTCGCCCTTCTGGCGGAAGGATACCGGAACGGAAGCGGAGAGTTCTGGGAGATCGGGCAGGAATACGAGAATAATATTGTCAGCGCCATAAGCCAGGGAAATGCAGTGGCACAATTCTCGTCAGCGGCAGCGGAAGCACATAATGCTTTCGCCGATGGCCTTGCCGGTTTGCCGGAGTCTGTGGCAGAAACCATGAACCAAACCGGATCAGCGGTTACGGAAAACGGCCCGATGATCTCGGAAGCGATGGGGGCTGTCTGGGAAGAGACAGAAGCCACAGCATCCACCAAGGCTCAGGAAACAGGGGATGCCGGAGCACAGGCGACAGCCGCGATGGCAGGAGCAATTGAGCAGGGCAAAGGAGAGGTATCCCAGGCGACGGAAGAAATGGCCAACGAAGCGAAAGATGCGGCAAGTAATATTGCTGCCCAATTCGATGTAGCTGGCCAGCTGGCGCCTCAGCAGTTTGCCAAGGGCATGAAGCAGCAGAAAAGCAGCGCCGTAACCGCAGCAGATGGCATGGGAAAGGAATCCGCAGACGCAGTGACAAACCACCAAAGCGACTTCGTCAACGCAGGATCCGAAAGCGCGAAGCAGTACGGCGCGGGAATAAGCCATGTACAAAGCGTGGCGGCGAACGCTGCTGGAGATATGGCCAACGACGCAGCCAATGCAGCAGGAAATAGCGTAATTGGATTCCATAACTCCGGAGCCAACGCAGCTATAGGCTTTGCAAATGGCATCAACGCCAACGCAGGAACCGCAGTCAACGCAGCCGTGAACATGGCAGTCTCTGCACTGAATGCAGCCAATGCAGCGCTGGGTGTATCGTCTCCCGCAAAAGAGACGATTAAAACAGGCCGTTTCTTCACGGAGGGCCAGGCGATAGGAATCCTGGAGAGAAAAAAGCTTTCCGATGAAGCTGCAGAAAAAGTCGCATCCAGCGCAGCACAGAAACTCAGGGATCGCCTGGAGAGAGAGACAGGCAGCGTCGGAAATGCCGCGAAGCAGATCAGCAAGACAATTTCCGATGAACTGTCCAGAGTAAGAATACAGGCCGGCCCATGGGAAACCATAGCGGACGGAACGGACAAAGCCGAGCAGGCGATCCGAACCATGGCAAGAGGAGTCTCTGACAGCGCGTCGAAGATGGAAGATTCCCTGTCAAAGACGAAAAAAGCCGCGGATTCCGCGACCGCTGCAGTTGCAAGAGCAAAAGGCGTCCAATTCGTAAGCGGCGAGGTAACCTTTGTAGGCGAAGATGCGGAAGCCTTTACCAGCGACGCGCCAGAACAGGCACAGCCGATCGACACATCATCGGTACGCAGCTCACTGGAAGAAGACGCGCAGAAAACCAGGGCGGCGATGGAGATCTATACCGCGAGAGCGCAGAACCTGTTGAGGTTGGCCGACGTCAAAACGAAACTGAGCGAAAAATACGAAAAGTTGGCAGCAAAGTTCCAGGCCCAGAAAATCCAGGCAAATGACGATATATCGAGCGCAATGGCAGCCATGAGATCACAGGCAGCCACGGCATCGAGATATCGCCTCGCGGACGAGCTCAGAACAGCAGTAGACACATACCGGAATACGTCAGCTGAAGAAGTAGAAAGAGAGATCTCTAAACTGACTGAATCGAAAAATAAAAAATCATCCGCCGGCTACAGCAACACAACGGCGCTTTCATCACTGCCGTCACTGACGGATGGAGCGTTACAGACACTGAAAGAGTCGATGAACAAAACCATGGAGGCGGTATCATCGATCCGGGCGCTCACATCGGGCATCAGAAGCAAGCTGGATGACATTTCGAGAGCTGTCGAAAAAGGAGCAACAATCAAGATGACAGCCTATTTTGGCGACAAGGAAGTGAAAGATATCACCGTAAAAGCGGTAAGAGACACGATTAACAACGAAATGCGGGCAGCAAAAGTAGCGAAAGGACGGTGATCAGGTGGGCAAGGAATCACTCTACGCAGGATTCCACGTGACGTACAACGGGATCACTGACACAACAGTCGGCGTGCACGCTACGACACGGCCGCCGATCCCGGCAGCCAGAGAAAACATCCAGTATTTCACCGTACCGGGCAGGGACGGCACGCTCACAATCAAAGATGGAACCGTAGAGGACATCGTAATCCAGGTGGATTTTTCTTACACGGCCTATCCGGACGCATGGCAGGACATTGCATATGCAGCAAGAGACTGGCTGCTGGGGCATAGCAGCGCAACACTGCGTTTCTCCGATCTCGCAGGAATCTTTTATAAGGTAAAAAGCGTCGAAGTATCAGATAACCTCCGGCAACTGAAGAAAATAGGGACGTTTTCAGCATATTTCACCTGCGAAGGGTATCAGTATCTCGACTCCGGCCTGGAACCGATTTCACAGGGGAATCTCTTCAATCTGAACAATCAGTGGGCGAAGTCACACCCACTGTACAGGATTTCGGCGGCTTACGACGGGACGTGCTCGCTGACAGTCAATGGCAAAACACTGAAAGCGACGATTGCGCAGAACCTGACAATCGACACCGATCTGATGATGGCATACAGAACAGACAACAAAATCATCATGAATACGGCACTGATCATGGGGAATCTTGACTACAAAGACTTCTGGCTGCCGCGGGGCAGCAATAACATCGGCATCACCTCGGGATACGCCCTGCAGATCGTGCCGAACTGGAGGCGCCTATGATCCAGATTTACAGCCCATCCAACACGGACTACGAGCACAACGGAGACCACGTCCTGAAAGACGCAGTATCTGAAATCTCGGCCGAGCTGAACGGTCCATGGTCCCTTACCCTGACACATCCTCTTGACGAAGAGAACAGATGGAAAAAGATCGAAGAAAACGCTGTACTGATGGTTCCGACGTGGATGGCAACCAAGCTCCAGAGGTATCGGATCAAGACTGTGAGAAAGACAGACACGGAAGTGACCGCACTGGCCTATCCTGTCTTTTACGACAGCGGAGATGATGCATACATATTTGATGTCAGAGGACTCAATAAAACATCATCGCAGATGCTCGAGCTGCTTTTTGCCGGAGCGCCGGCCAAGTACAGCTATAGCACAAATCTCATCACAAGAGATTCAGAGACTTTCCAGGACTGCAGCCTGCTGGAGGCGTTAAACAAGTTCCGCGAAAAATGGGGAGGGGAATTTTTATACGACAACAACCAGGTGATCATCAACCAGTCTGCAGGTGGAGACTATGGCGTCACAGTAGAGTATGGGAAAAACATCACAGGAGTGGAGTACGAAATAGACATGACGGATGTAGTCACCAGACTAATCCCGTACGCCTACAACGGCAGAATGATGAGCGGCACCGATCCGTGGGTGGACTCAGAACACATACGCTCATATCCAAAAATCTTCATAAGGGCAGTACAGTTCGAAAATATCAAACTCGCAGAGGATGCCTCAGATGACGACGCAGAAGACGAATCAATAACCATATGCAGCACACAGGAAGAGCTCGATGATGCCCTGGAAGCCGCCTGCAAAGCAATCTATGCCGAAGGGCAGGATAAACCAAAGATATCCATGAACATCGACATGATCGCACTGGAAGCTACAGAGGAGTATTCGGAATTTGCGGTCCTGGAGCGGATCGGTCTGGGGGACACTGTCCACTGCAAACATTCAAAGTTGGGAATCGTGTCTGATGCGAAGGTTGTCGGGATCCGATGGGACTGCACAATGGACAGAATCTCAGGAGTCACCCTTGGAGCCTTTGGGTATGACTATTTCCGCGATACATCTGAAATGGACTCGATCACCAGAGGGCTGGAGGATGTGCTTTCGAATTTCAACGCCGACGGATCGCTTATGGCGGAAAGAATCAGAGGCATCCTGAACGGAATGAATGTTGCTCTGCAGGCACAGTATAACGCGGCAGAACGACAAGACGTCATGGCAATCCTCTTCGAAAATCTCGACACCGAATCACCGCTGTATGGAGCTATGGGAATCGGGACGCAGGGGCTCCAGATCGCGAAAACAAGGACGGCAGACGGAAAGGCATGGAACTGGACGACGGCAGCAACCGCAAACGGGATTTTTGCGCCGGCTGTCATAGTGGGCCTCCTGGCGGACGCATCGGGCTGGAACTACTGGGACATGCAAACCGGCGCGATGAAAATCGGAGATACAGTCAGCGTTGACGCGCAGAACGGTCACGTAGTTATAACAGCAAAAAATGCAAGAGATGAAGAAACATTTTACCTTAACTCAGCAACCGGGGAATTGAGAATCAACGCCGTAAGCTTCTCGCTGAAAGGGACAGACGTTATAGAGGCGGCTTCATCGGCGGGCGCGGCCGCAGCGAAGGGTGCCATAGACGATTATGATCCCGCAGACGATCTGACCCAGCAGAAGGTTTTTGACCTGTTGACAAACAACGGACAGGCACAGGGGATCTTCCTGCAGAACAAAAAAATATACCTCAACTTCTCATACGCACAGGGAGGCACGCTGAAGCTTGGAGGGCCAAACAATTCCAACGGAAAGTTTGAGGTTTACGATGCGGACGGAAACGAGATCGCGTCGATCGATAAAGATGGTGCTAAATATTGTACGACCACAGGATGGGCCGGAGAGAATATCAAAATAAATGAGAACATAATCAAAGGTTTTGTGGGGTCTGTTCTGTACAACTATATCGATATGTGTGCAAACTACGCCGGTACAGGCGGAGCAACCGAAATCTGGCTGGTACTGGAAACGACTTCACAAAGCAAGGGCATAAAACTGATTGCGGGCGGCAGCGGAACGATTGAACTCGATGCCGGATCCCGGACTATCCAGATCAAATCCAATACGAGCGTGAGCGGTTATCTGTACGCATCGAATTACTTAGAGGCAGCAGACCACGTACATACCAACGGATATGTGTCGTGCAATGAACTGAGAATACCCAATCCTCCGTGGAACACGTCATCCGACCGGGCACTGAAAAAGAACATCAGGAACGCCGAAAAGCAAACGGATAATGTCAAACGGTTAAAAGTGCACTCGTTTGACTGGAAGGACGGAAGCGGGCATGTGCCTGCCGGCCTGGTCGCCCAGGAACTGCAGGAAGTATACCCGGAGCTCGTCAAGACCGGTGGCGATGGGCATCTCATGATTGACTACATCAATATGACGCCGTATCTGGTGAAAACCATCCAGGAGCAGGAGGAGAGGATTACCGCACTGGAAAAAACGGTGAAGGAACTGGAATGCCGCCTGGAGAAGCTTGAGGGGAGGTGACAAGGGAGTGAATAGCATTGAAAAAGAAATCGGCCTCATTGACGAGGAGAAAAACCTGCAGATCAGTTACACCTGCATGACGGACGCTTTGAAACTTGGCTTTGTACTGAGAGACTTTAAGCTGGCGGACACGGATGAGGTGAAGCTATATATCCAGGGAAAAGATGATCTGAAATCCATAGAAGCGATAAAGGACCTTCAGAAAGGCAACATTGAGTTCGATATTCCTGCAGGCTGCTTTCCGTCAGCAGGCGAGACGCAAGGCCAGATCCGCATCGCCAGAGACGGAAAAAGACTCTATTCCAACAGAATCCGCATGAATATCCATCCATACTATGGAGGTGCATAAATGGAAAAAATAACGAAACGCATCATCGTCAAAGACGCAGCGGAAACGAAAATCAATTATGTCCAGGGAACGACTATGATTCCGCTGACCTTTACGATTGACGACTTCGTCATCCCTGCAGCCGCAACGGCGCTGATGATCACAAAAAAACCATCCGGGATGGTAGCCGTGGACGAAGGGATCATCGACACGGAGACGAACTCAGTAACGGTGAATCCGACAGCCCAGACATTCGCGGAAAGCGGAGAGCATAAACTGCAGATCCACATTGCAGTAGAGGGGGAGACACTTAACTCGTACCTGATCAGAGCAAAGGTTGAACCGTGCATCATAACGGACGACATGGTAGAGAGCAATAACGATTTCACCGGCCTGGCCAAAGTAGTGCAGGATGCTGTTTCTGTGGCTTACGCTGCGGTGGCGGACTACTGCGAAGATAACGGCATCGTTACAGGAGCCTCCCCGGAACAGGCAGCACAGCTCGAATCGCTGATCACAGACATGGCAGACATCAAAGCCGGGATCAGCGGCGGAACCTTTGACGACTGGAAGGAAGACGAAGGAGAGGGGGAAGAGGATGGAAACTAAGTATATAGTTGCCAGGACAGGTCTGGAAGCGGATTTTGATCCGAAGAAGCTTAGAAAGGGAGAGATCGCTGTCACAACGGACTCAAAAAAGATTTTTGTCTCCACAAAAGACGGAAGCGATCCGACGTTTGACGCGAACTCGGATGTAAAACAGCTCACAGACGAAACGGCGCTGCTGGCAATCAAAACGACCCTGGCAACACTGCAGTCAAACCAGAACGCAATCGATGCGGACATTTCGGCGATCAGGCAGCAGCTTACAACGGCCCAGGCAGCAATCGAGGGGAAATTCGGCTATGCCTTGGTGGGAGAAGTGGACAAGTGCCTGTATATCTTCGACCGGATCGGCGGGAAGCTACTGGCCGGACCGCTGGGACCGTTTGCCGGAGACGGAGGTGGATCCGGAGGCGGCGGAGGTGGGGGCGGATCCGCGTCTCAGATCGACATGAACAACACAACAGGATGGGCAACCAAATCCTTCGCGGAAAACACAGATGTGGTCATCTCTTACTCCTGGAGCTCAGTAAAGGACGATCTCCCGACGGGAGACGGTACACTGCAGGTCTACGTCAACGGCGCAGCGAAGGGAGCGCCGAGGGGAGTCCCTCAGGGGGCGAACACACTGAACCTCAGGTCGTTCCTGTCGGCCGGAACAGCAAACTCCGTAACGATCCGTATCACAGATGTTTATGGCTCCGTTGCTTTCCTGGTGTTTACCATCACGGTAGAGGCGATTAGCCTGGAATCGTCTTTCGACGCAACGTCCAGCTACAGCGGTCCTATAGCATTCCCGTATACACCGAGAGGGAATATGACAAAAACGGTCCATTTCCTCCTGGACGCTGCGGAACTGGATCCGGAGATCGTAGAGCTGTCGGGACGCCAGATGACAAAAACGATTCCGGCCCAGGAACACGGCACACACAAGCTCGAAGTATGGTTTGTTGCGGACGTGGATGGCGTCGAAGTCGAATCGAATCATCTTTATTTCGAGTTCATGGCAATCGCAGCAGGAAGCACAGATCCTGTTATCAGCAGCACATATGACGCAGAAACGACAGTGACGCAGTACGAGACGGTAGTTATCCCGTACCAGATCTATGATCCGCTGAATGCGACGGCCGCAGTGGCACTGAAAGTAAACGGAGAAACGGTATCACAGATCACAGTAGGCAGGACATCGCAGCTGTGGACATATCGCGCCCTGGAAGAAGGCGAGCTAGAGATGGAGATCACCTGCCGGACAACGACAAGGCGTTTCACGGTTACGGTCGAGAAGAGCGCAATCACAATCGAACCGGTAACGGAAGGACTGACTCTCCATCTTACCGCCGGCGGAAGAAATAACGGAGAGGAGCATCCGGAAGTCTGGGAATACGAAGACATCAGCGCACAGCTGACCAACTTTAATTTCGTCTCTGATGGATGGCAAAAAGACGAAAAGAATTACACAGCCCTGAGGGTGTCTGGAGACGGGAGGGTATATGTACCCGCGATGCTCTTCGAGAAAGACGCCAGAGGAACAGGAAAAACCATCGAGCTGGAATTTGCCACAAGGCGAGTGCGAAATTATGATGCAGAAATCATCAGCTGCTACTCAGGAAACCGTGGTTTCAGAGTGACGGCTCGCGATGTGCGCATGCAGTCATCACAGGAGAAAGTGGCCATGCAGTATAAAGAGGGTGAGCACATCCGCGTAGGAATGGTCGTCACGCCGAGGACAGAGGGGCGCATGCTCTACATCTACATCAACGGAGAGATCTCGCAGGCAGTGCAGTATCCGACGGACGACGACTTCTCACAGATGAATCCTGTCGGCATCTCGATCGGATCAAACGACTGCACGACGGACATTTACTGCATTCGCGCTTACGACGTTGCGCTCACCAGGCAGCAGATGACGGAAAACTGGATCGCAGACACGCAGGACGCCGACGAAATGCTGGCAAGATTCGACAGATGCAACATCTATGATGTATATGGCAATGTTGTGATCGATAAGCTGCCGAAGACACTGCCTTATGTAGTCCTCCAGACGCAGGGGTTGCATCTCCCACAGTACAAAGGAGACAAAGTAACACTTTCCGGATATTACGTGGATCCGCTCCATCCGGAGAAATCCTTCACGTTTACAAAGGCACAGTTTGATGTGCAGGGAACGTCGTCCCAGTTCTACGAAAGAAAAAACTATAAGGGGAAATTCAAGGGCGGATTCCTGATCGAAGGGAAACTGAGCGGGGCATACGCCTTCACCGAAAGCTCCATCCCAACAAACACTTTCACATTTAAAGCTGACGTTGCGTCTTCAGAAGGCGCGAACAACACCGTCGGCGCGAAGCTGTATAACGACACCTGCCCGTACAAAACGCCTGCCCAGGAACTCGACGCCAGGGTTCGCCAGGGAATCGAAGGATATCCGTGTGTATTATTCGAAGACGACGGAGAAGAAATCACATTCATCGGAAAATACAATTTCAACAACGACAAAGGAACTCCGGAGGTGTATGGGCTCGGCAAAGATGAATCCATTGAGTATAAGAACAACACCTCGGCACGATGCCTTTTCCTCAGTGATGATTTTTCGGACGAGTCATACCTTGATGACTTTGAGTGGAGCAACCCGGAGGATCTGAATGATCCAACACAGATGCAGGAAGTCTATTCGTTCGTCGTATCGTGCAATCCGGACACTGCAACAGGAAATGAACTGCCGGAAGCAAAGACCTACGAGGGAGTCGTCTACACAACAGATACAGAGGAGTACAGGGTGGCCAGATTCAGAAACGAGATGGATCAGTACTTCATGAAAGAGCAGGTTCTCTTCAACTACCTCTTCACAGAGCTGATGTTGATGGTGGACAACAGAGCAAAGAATATGTTCCTGACCTTCTGGGGGAAAGAGGTGATCGGATAAATGAGAAAACAGAAAAAACTGGCAGGCATCAGGCCGTACGATTATGACACAATGCTGGGAATCAATAACGAGGGGCAGCTTGTATTTCCGTACTGGGTGGAAGATACAGATAAGATAGACGGAGCAGATGTATATAATGGGCAGAACTCTGTTTTCTGGAAGCTTGTCAGAGAAGCTTTTCCGAAGGAATTAAAAGCGATGTTTCAGGAGCTCGTTTCCACCGGAGCGTGGAGCTACGAGAAGTTTGAAGCGGCCTTCGAAGAGCATCAGTCAAAATGGCCGGAATCGCTGAGAAATGAGGACGCGTATTTTAAATATATCAAGCCACTGCTTGATCCGGACCAGGGAAAAGAAGCGACTGCCGAATATCTTGCGATGTGCCAGGGCAGCAAAACAGAACAAAGAAAGCAGTTCATGAGCGACCGTTTCCCGTACCTGATGAGTAAGTACAACGCAGGCGACGCCCTGACAGATACGATTGTACTCAGAGGCTACGCGAAGTCGAACATTACCGTAAAACCATACGCAGCCATTTATGCAACGGTAAAATACGGCTCCTACCTGATACAGAAGCGGGTAATGGAGAATGTGGAGACGATTCTGGAGTGCCCTCTGGAAAACGTAAACGACACAGAAATTATCATCTACTCAGCATCTCGACTGGCATCGATAGGAGATCTGTCCGGACTGAAAGTAGGATATGCAAGCTTTGTAAACGGCGCAAAGCTGACATACATCAAACTGGGTGACGAAGATCCGAATTACAGCAATCCAAACCTGAAAACGCTATATATCGGAAACCTCAACCTTCTTCTTGTACTGGACGTCAGGAACTGCCCGAATTTGACGGGTGCACCTGATCTGAGCAAATGCGCAGACCTCAAAGAGGTGTATTTTGATGGGACAGCCATTACAGGCCTGATCCTGCCGGAAGGAGGAATGCTGGAAGTACTCCACCTGCCGAATACGATGAAAAACCTCACCGTAATCGGACAGAAAAAAGTCAGAGAAGTTGTTATGCCGAGCGACACGTCCCCCGAAACGCTGAGACTCGAAAATGTTTCTTCAGCGTTCAATCCGATCACAATCATGAGCAGCATGCCGGACCGGGCGAGAGTCCGGCTGGTCGGATTCGGATGGGAGTTTGATAATTGTACGCAGGCGCAGACACAGCTCTACGATGTTCTTAACCGATTCAGAGGTTTGGACGAGCAGGGTGGAAATACCGAAAAAGCACAGGTAATCGGATACATCCACGTACCGAGCGCCACAGGAGAGGAGATTGAGGCACTTAGGGCGCAGTATCCGTATATCGAGGTAAGGGCGGACCACACAGCCACGATCCTGACCTATAAGACATACGACGGGGAGACGATCATTGATACAGAGACCATCATTGATGGAGCCGACGGAACGAAGACAAACACCACCGCCAGAGAACAGACGGCACAGTACAGCTATACGCCGAACGGATGGGCTCTTTCTCCCAACGGCGTATCGGATCCGGATGCACTGAAAGCAGTGACTGCAAACCGAACGGTGTACGCGGCATATACCGCAACGGTCAGGAGCTATACAGTTAAGTGGGTAAATGGTTCAGAAACGGTGAAGACCGAAACGAAGAACTACGGAGAAACCGCAGCATGGAGCGGAGCGATGCCGACGAACAGCGAGGGGCAGACAGCGACAGGCTGGACGCCAACGCCGGGGACGATCACGGGCCCGACGACATATACAACGACGTATCTCCCGATTTATACGGTACGCTTCTACATTGGAAGCACCCTTGCACAGACAAGCAAGGTGGAACAGGGAAAGAACGCAGTGTACACAGGCTCTACTCCCGTGGATCCGAGCGGAGAAGGACACGAGTTTATCGGATGGGACAAAGCGCTCACCAATATTCAGTCAAACCTCGATGTCCATGCGGAGTTTGACTCCGGAGCTCCGACGGCCACTACGGCAGATGGTGCGTATGGAGTGGAGTGGAATTACGCAAATTCAGCCACTACATTGACTAGGAAAGGCCTGGCGGCGTCGTTCACAAATCCATCTCCCGCAACAAGCGTTTCCGGAACAGGCAGCAGTCCGTTTGACAATATTGCACCGTGGAAAGACATGGAGGTTGTCAATGTCAAGCCTGACGGCACAATCCTGCATAAAGGGGATGCCGGATTCAGCATGACAGACAACGACACAATGGTGTACATACCAGAATTTTATTTCACGGCTTACAAAGACACGGAAAACCAGAAATGGCTTTGGGCGATCTCACCGACAGAAAAAGAGGGATATGTTAAACATCCGGGTTCCGGAAGGTATGTCGGAAGGTACCACACATCCGGATCTTCGTCAGCAGTATACTCAAAATCTGGAGCATCGCCGCTTGTAAATACAAACCAGACAAACTTCAGAGCATACAGCAAAAACAAGGGAGCAGGATGGTACATGCTGGATCTTGCATCCTGGGCAGCTGTCCAGATGCTGTACATCGTGGAATTTGCTAATTTCAACAGCCAGTCAATGCTTGGAACAGGATGGAACACAGGATCCATTGCATCGATGGGAGGTACAGACGCAGCCACATACCACACCATCAAAGCATCCAGGGCGCACAACCAGTACAGATGGATCGAAGATCCATTCAGCAATGTGTATGACTGGATTGATGGATTCGTGGGAAGTACACAAGAAGTATATGCAGGAACAAACAATGCCGCATTCAACGGAGACCCAAGCACACTCACAAGAACCGGGATAAAACTGCCATCAAGCAATTATATAAAAGGATTTGGATACTCGAAATATGCAGCCTGGGCATTCCTGCCCGACACGACAGGCGGAACCGCAACTACATACGTGACAGATTACGCGCTCTCGTACTCTTCGCTCCGCCCCGCCTGTGTCGGCGGCTGCTGCGGCTCGGACGGCAACTACGGGCTCTTCTACTTCAGCGCGTACGGCACGGCTTCGGCCTCGAACGGCAGCCTCGGCTCCCGTCTCCTTTTTAAGGCCTGATGGGGGACCGGGGGTGTAACCCCCCGGCGTAGAACGGATAGTACGTAAAACAGAAACAGATAACACACGATTGCAACACAAACATTAAAAACTGGTATTACCTGCGCGGTGGCCGGGGTTAGATCTGGGCGCGAACTCGAACTCTTCGCTCCGCCCCGCCTATGTCGGCGGCAGCTACAACTCGAACGACAACTACGGGCTCTTCTACTTCAACGCGAACAACACGGCTTCGAACTCGAACGGCAACCTCGGCTCCCGTCTCCTGGACAAATATTCGATGCGCAGGTAAGACCTTACCACTCGGTAAAAATATCGCCAAAACAGGCAGGGTTTAGTAGGCCTCTCGAAAGACCTTGTGGCGAACAGAAAGGATAACAATGCCGAAAAGAACAGGATATCTTTATCAGAAAATGTGCGACAAGGACACAATAAGAAAAGCAATCATAAAAGGAAGCATCGGAAAGAAGAAAAGACACGACGTAAAGATAGTAATGGACGATATCGAAGCACATGTCGATAAAATCTATAACTTACTAACAGAAGAATCCTTCGTGCCAACAATTCCGAAAACAGTAAAGATCAAAGATGCAAGCAGTGGAAAAGAAAGAGAAATCAGCATAGTACCATATTATCCGGATGGAATCATGCATCAATTATGTGTGGAAGTAATGAGACCTGTACTGATGCGCGGGATGTATCACTGGAGCTGCGCCTCTATTCCTGGACGAGGGAATATGCACGCGATCAAATATGTAAAGCGATGCATGAAGAAGGACAGAAAGGGGACCAAGTATTGCGCAAAACTCGATATCCATCACTATTATCCGAGCATTTCTCCAAAGATCCTGATATGGAGCCTGGCACGGAAAATAAAGGATAAAAAGTTTCTAAAGCTCATATATGCGATTATTAGCTCGAATCCTGGAGGAGGACTGGCTATAGGATATTACATCAACCAGTGGCTGGCCAACTTTCTGCTCGAACCGCTGGACGGATTTATCTGCAGACAGGACGGAGTAAAGCATTACGTCAGAAACATGGACGACATGATTATTTTCGGCCCGAACAAAAGAAAACTCCACAAAGCGGTCGAAAGAATCAGGGAATTTCTCACAAGGATGAAATTGGAGCTGAAGGGAAACTGGCAAGTCTTCCCGACGGACGCAAGAGGAGTAGATTTCGTTGGATACCGCTTTTACCACCACAAGGTTATAATGCGACGGAGAAACTTCCTGAAATTCACAAGACAGTGCCGGAAAGCGCGGAAGCTGATCGCAGGCAAAAGGAAAATATCATTCCGAACAGCCGCAGGACTCTTATCACGAGCGGGACAGCTGAAGCATTGCAACGGCACAAATATCAGGCAGAAATACTTCGACGGACTGACAAAGGAGCTGAAAAGCATTGTACGACAAAGAGCTGCTCAAAGAACTGCTGAGAATAACGGCAAAATTATGGTCGGCTGCTTACGACCTTCTGCTGTATAACAAGGGACAATCCAACAAGACGCTGGAAGAGATCGAGCTGGACTTGGATGCGCTCGAATACAGATTGAGACCATACATAGAACTGGAAGATCTGGAATTTCCGGAAACTGAAGATCGAAAAGACTGAACTGAAGGAGGAATTGACAATGGACAAATATACAACATCACTGGCAGCTGCGTCAGCCGCCCTGGCATACGTTTCGGCCAAACTTGGAATTCTTGGACCGCTGCTGGTCATACTGCTGATCGTCATGACACTGGATTACATTACCGGACTCCTGGCGAGCAAGATCGAAGGAGCAGATCACCCGGACGATCCTGCTTATGGGTGGAGCTCAAAGAAAGGGGCACAGGGCATCATCAAAAAGGTGGGATACATTTGCATGATCACAGTGGCAATCGTGATCGACTACATTATAGTACAAGTGGCAGGAAGCTTGGGAATTGGAGTGCCGCCGGCGACAGCAGCATTCGCGCTGTTGGTCACAGTATGGTATATCCTGAATGAACTGCTCTCGATCATAGAAAATGCAGGGCGCATGGGCGCACCAATCCCAGACTGGCTTCGCAAATATATCGCAGCACTCAAAGAAAAAATCGACGGAGAGGGCGGGAACCAAAAGAGTGACTCTCAGTAAATGGAGGAGATGCCATGACAGAACAGCAGAAGGAAGTCCTCCGCAAGATCATCTATGCAGTGGAAACAGGAGGCCAGATATATGGGCAGGCGGACTATGCGGCGTTTACAGAAGCATATACCAATAGCAGCGCGGAACATGCAATAACCATCGGCGCGGGCCAGTGGTATGGGCCGGAAGCACTGCGCCTGCTGGAAACAATAAGACAGGCCGGAGGGGGAGGGTTTACACAGGAGCTTCTTTCGGCCATGCAGGGATCATGGGACAATTTCAGAATTTCCAGATCCTCCGGACTGGCAAGGACAATCACAACCGTGATCACAACCGCGATCGGAAAGAACTGTCAGGATAGACTCCTGGACGAGCAAATGGAAACATATGTGAGGGAAGCAGAAAGCCTGGGAGTCGTCGATGCTGACGCACAGGCGATGTGCGCCAATTTCCGCCACCAGGGTGGATATGGAGCGATGAAACGCGTGATCGGGAAAACGAAGCGGCCGTACACGCTGGACCATCTATACGAGGCCACCCTGAGCGACATCGGGAACCAGGTGGGAGCATACCGTGCCAGACAGAAAATGGTCTATGATTCCCTGAAGACATATATGACAGATGATGGAATACCGTTTATCTGGGAGAACCACGAAGAAACGATTGCGCCGGCGCAAAAACAAGGAGCAGCCATGGAGACAACATACAAAAATGCTGACGAAGCCAGAAATGCAGTTCTGGCTCTTGCCGAACAGGAAGTAGGATATCTGGAAAAAGCATCCGGAGCAGGCCTGTATGATAAAACAGCCAATCCCGGAGACAACAATTACCAGAAATACGGATACGAGCTGCACAACCTGCAGCCATCCAATATGGATTACCCGGCCGCATGGTGCGATGCCTTCGTCGACTGGCTGATGTATAAATGCTTTGGGGCCGCAGTGGCACGCAAAGTATTGTGCGGGGATTTTGATGATTATACAGTATACTCGGCCAATTATTACAAGCAGCAGGGCAGATGGACAACAATTCCCGCTGCAGGGCACCAGATTTTCTTCCAGAACTATTCCGGCATCTGCCACACAGGAATAGTCACAAAAGCGGCGGACGGATATGTATACACAATCGAGGGCAACTCATCCAATGCTGTACGGCGCAGGCAGTACAGCATTGGAGATGGGACTATTGCGGGATACGGCATGCCGAGATATGATCTTGCAGCCGGGACGGCAGTAGAAATCCCGCAGACACAGAGGGAGACTGTACGGCGGGGATCCAGGGGAGGAGACGTGGTAGAACTCCAGGAAAGGCTGAATGTCTGGGGAAAATTCGGACTGGAGGCGGACGGGATCTTCGGGCCGCTGACGCAGGATGCGCTTATAAAATTCCAGTCCAAAAACAATCTGGAAGCGGATGGGATCGCCGGCCCCCTGACATGGGGGAAGCTTTGCGGGATAGTACAGAGGATAACAAAGACGCCAGGAATCATACGAAAAAAGGCATCAGGAAAAGGAGATATCGTCGCAAGGCTGAGAGCAGGAGATTTTATCTACATCAAAGGCCAGTCGGCCAGGTGGCTCAAAGTAGTAACCGGAGACAGAAAGAAAAAAGGATACCTCATAAAGGGGAGATCGGCATGACGGACGCGGAAAAGATCAAAGTATATGCTCCGGAGTGTATAGAGGACATGAACGAAACCGGAGTGCTTGCATCAGTGAGCCTGGCATTGATTTTGGCAGGAAAGATGGAAAAACCAGATGGAGCAGCTCTGAAAAAAGCGAACGCGGGCAGAAAGAACAAAGGCCCGCTGCTTTATCCGGGAATCGGGAAATGCAAAAGCTTCGACGAAGCGGCGAAAATCCTCGGAGACGACGGGACGTTATGCGCACTGGAAAAGAAATGGGGGCTTTCCAGGAGATTCGACGACTCCAGGGCAGAAGAGCTCAAGGTGACATCGTACATGGTCGTTTCGACAAGAGTAAAGATCTATGCGGGCCCAGGAAAGGAATATGCTCAGTTCGACCGCTGCTGCAAGAAAGGGGAAGCCAGGATCGTAAAAGAGAAAAACGGCTTCGGCAAACTGAAAGGACAGGCCGGCTGGATAGAACTGGCAAAGGTCAGAAGATCCTGACAATCGACAGGAGAGGAGAAAAATGTGGAAAGGCGTTATAGGATTGGTGGGACTACTGATAACTATAGGATTGCCTTTGTACGCGATCCACTCGATAGCGGAATGGGATGGGGACGAACCTGAAGATTTATACTGATTCTCAAAGCGATACCATATATGCATAAAAAACGGGGGAGCCTCACGGGCTCCCCTTTGCTTCTCTGTTTATTTTTTCATCAATCGCCTCGGAGACGAATTCGTTCCGGCTTTTGTATCCTAATTTCTCAGCAGCGTCTGTTATCTCATCCTTCTTTCCTTTTGGCACGACAATCTGGAAAATGTCGTACGCTTTAGCATTATATTTCGCCTTCGCTCTTGTGGCGGAATCGCCCTTCTTAAAATTCTTCATATTTTTCATCTACGATCAGTCCAGTCTCATTATCATAATCTGCCTGGACAATCACGTACTCCTCAAAAAATCTGTATCCCTTCTCCAAAACATACTTTACCGGCATTGGAATTTCGTATTCCCACAGATCCATACTGCCGAAATGCTCTTTCAAAAAGACTTCCGGAATGGCCATAATGGAATAACCTGCATCAGCTATGTAATAGCAGTATTCTTTAAGTTCCTCCGGCAGGCCGACATAGTCATCGACCTTCCTCACCATACTTGGACTCAAATCTTCAAGACTTTTTCTCATGATATATCTCCTCCTGGCTCCCATGATCTACCAAATTCAGCGTCCTTAAATAGCTCGGCAAGCCCGGTAAGCTGCTTGAGCCTGGTTATCTCTTCGGCGTCCATGCCGAGATGCTTCGCAAGCCATGCGTCGGATCTACCTATCTTGTGCAGTTCTGCTACGATATTGCTCATCAGATCGATGTCGTGGCTTCCTCTGGCCCTGTTGTGCCGGATAGTAGACGCCATGCGCTCATCGATCGGTTTGTCAATGACGGATACTGGAAGGCACCCGTTCTCACGTTCATAGATGTCCTTGTGCTCCAAAATGATCCTGTACCGGTGAAAACCGTCTACAATCTCATACATATCATCTTCGGCATTGTAATAGCACACGATCGGCATGGTGTATCCGTCCTCTTTTATACTGTCGTAAAGCAGCCTCATCTCCGGGGGCGCCACTGAATTCGGATTGTACTCGTTGGCACGGATCTTTTCCACTGGCACCGCCCTGACTCCGTATACTGGACTTGTCAATTTTTCCTCCTCCCTGTTCCTGCGATTGCAGCGTATTTCTTTTTGATCGCGTTAATTTTGGTCTGTTCTTCTTTTGTAGGACCAAATCCCATAAACCTGCACATATAATCATTCTTCAGAATGCAGAAGCACATCCGCTTCCAGGACGGGATATCTTTGGTGCTTTCCACATTATCTGTATTATCCGGGATTTTCTGGTCAAAAACAATTCTGGTCTTTCCATCTTTGGAAAAGTTGGAGACACCATTTTCCCGGATCTTATATCCGCGGCTCCTGATTTCTTCGATCACTTCCGGAGCGAAGCCGCCCCCTGTCGTGTGCCAGAATTTTTCTGACACTCCGAAGATCCGCTCATAGTGCTGCCGGATGTTGGGCGGGAGAGTAGACAGCAGAAACTTAGTGTAGCTTTCCCAGGTGTGGCCCTTCGGCAGGGTGATCTCCTTATATCCCATAGCCTTCGTGCCTCCGTAGATATTCCCGAAGTTCGCGCCGTTGACCCTTCCGACAACTTTACTCCAGGTCTCAGGTTCTATGACACGGTACAGATTCAGGTTCGCAGCGGCCCATTCGATGAAAGGCGAAGCCACGCGCATATCGCTGAGCGGGCAGCCGGCCTTATAGTACAAATCATACAGATGGTTGTACTCAAAGCCGAACTTTGCGTTTGCCGTCCATACATCCTCCACAGACCAATCATATAGAGGACAGGCAGAATACAGATCTTTACGGTTTTGGGTGATCCACATCCGACCATTGTACGCATATCGCTTATTTACAATGGCGCTGTACCGGCTCAGGCTCTCATCGGCTCTCAGCCCCAGGAGCATGATGGCCTTCCCTGGGTGCTGATCACGATACCACATACCGAATCGGTTCTGCGTCTCATGGTCCAGGAGCCTGCGGTCAAACCATGGAGCCTCTGATATCACATACGGATATTCCGGCATATCCCTTACCCATATATCCCGGGCCTCCGGCGCCCATGGATACCACCACGGGTCTGTCTGGCTCATGGCATTGCGGACCTGCATCGGCAGGCAGAGCCAGTATTTTTCAACCCATTCGGGAGCAGTGGTAAAGACCTTCTCTACATACTCAGCCGTAGCTTTATATTCAGCTTCAAAGTCCTGGTGCATCAGGCCGATGGACCTGTCAATGTGATTATCCTGCATATACTGCAGGACCAGATTGTAGAGTAGACCGCTGTCCTTGCCTCCAGAAAAGGCTATACAGATATTGTCAAATTCCGCAAAGATGTACTCGAGCCGCTCCCGGGCCGCCTCGTACACGTTTTTTGTCTGGTAAATCTTTTCCATCCTGCTGTTTCTTCACCTCCCTCTTAAATGCCTCTGCAAGATTTTCTTTACGAGTCAGGCAGTCTGTTATGAAATCATCGATAGTATCATCAGCACAGATATCCACAATCTCCACGGTATGTGCCTGTCCGATCCGGTGCACGCGGTCCTCGGCCTGAAGCCTGGTGGCCAAGTCGAAATCATTGTTGTAAAAAATGATCTTATGACAGAACTGCAGGTTAAGGCCGTAGGCCCCGCACGACTTATTGGCAATAAGATACTGCGCATCATGACGGAACCGTTCCCGGTTTTCCTGCCGCTTCTTCTGCGGGAGCCGGCCGGTAAATTCCACCGCGCCTGGAAGCAGGCCAACCAGGTCTGATACTTCGGACTGGTATTTGCAGAAAATGATGCATTTTTCATCATTTCCTTCGAGCTCCTGCAGCAGGGCTCTGATCCGGGGATTGTCCTGTGGGCGTTCGAATATCTGCGAGGTCTGCATCCGCTTGTACGGAGGGGTGAGCACCCTGCGGCCGGAGACGACGTGCTGCAGGGCGGCGAAGAACTTATAGATCGTATCGCTCCGGAACTCATCTATATTGAGAAGATATTCATCCTTGACGTCCTGGTAGAGCTCACACTGATCATCGGTCAGATAAAAATACCTCTTACTATAGGACTTCGGAGGCAGATCCAGGCAGTCGGACTTTTTGATCTGATAAGTATAGGGCGCAATCTTCTCTGACAGATAATCAACATTCAGCACACGCTTGATCCGGCTCTTGTCGATGATCTCCCGGCCATTCGGCAACTTGATGGTGTAATACTCCAGGTGATTCGCTGCGAAGCTCCAGAAACTCTGGTAGCCGAGAATTCGCCAGTCCAGTATATACCACTGAGCGAAAAGGTCAGCTTCATTTTTGCTGATCGGAGTGCCGTTAAGGATCAGCTTATATCTGCAGTGCTTTGACAGCTCAATGATCCGTTCGGTGCGGATCGCCATTTTGTTCTTAACCAGGTTACTCTCATCCACCACTAAAAAGACCTTGTGGGACTGGACGAGCCTCATGAGCTGTAAATAGAGACGGTCGGAGGACGACAGACTCTCAATGCCCCTCACTACAATCTCCTCAGGCATGCACCCGCAGTGATACGTGAGATCCTCCCGGAGGTTGCGCTTGACGCTGCAGGGGCACAGCCAGAGGACGACGTCCACCTTGCCGGCATCCAGCCGGGGAGCGACCAGGGACAGCGTCGTCCGGGTCTTGCCGGTGCCCTGCTCCATGTACAGGGCACCGACCTTAAGCCGGGCCAGCTTGTTGACTGCATCCTTTTGGTAGGGGAGGAGATCAGTCTCAATCCTCATCCCGGAGATCCTCCAGGACATCGCGGCTAGAATCCATAATATCCGCGATGTTCTCTTCACTGTATTCCGCATCCGCACCGCTGACAGGAGATACCTTGAGGATGGTTTCTCTATAAGCGGCTATTTCCTGCTCCGCCCCGGGACTCAACTTGAAGTCGTTTGCCCTAGCGAAGTCTAAAACTTCTTCCCACGATGCAACGGGGGCTTTAACAGGGTATCCGTATCTGGAGGCTCCCGTTATAGCTCTAGCCTTCCGAACCAAGGTTTCGTTGTCCTTCTCGGTCTGGATCAGGAGCATCTTTGAAGCCATTCCCCACGAGATCCAGCGATATGTTTGCGGAACGTATTCGCCGCGAACGATCCGGTCGTGATATTTTGGGTCACATTTGACCGGATATCCGGCACAGAGGAGCCGGTTTCCGATCTCGATCAGGCGTTCATCCGCAGGACCGGTTGTGACATCAAGCTTCTTCTCCCAGCATGAGCTGTTCCATTTCATGCCCGCTTTCTTGACAGTATCAATCACGCCCTGATCCTTTGCGGACCGCATAACCACCGCATTGACAGCAACGGACAGTTCACAAACTGTGGAGCTGGCCTTGGTCTCAGGCTCCAGCGTCCAGGATTCGGTCTGCGCCGCTGCCTCCTGTTCCTTTTCGGCTTTGACATCCTCCGGGATGTACTCAGCCTTAAAAGCGTCTTCCAGCTCAAAAGAGGCAAGGCTCGGATCGTACAGAGCTCTCTGATTATCAATCCACCATGCCGCCTGGGATTTCGTCGAGATCCATTCAAGAAAACGAGTGCCTTCCTCATAATCCTTTTTCGCCCTCGGAAGCTTCTCCGCACGGGCTTTTTTCTTTGCAAGGTACTCCTGAAATCTATCTATGATCTCTGCACGGACCTGTTCTGCCCAGGAGACTTGCTTCGGGGTTCCTGTCAGCTCCGGGAGGCCCTTCTCTTTAGCAAGCTCCGCCGCCTCTATCGCTGCCTGTTTACGTTCGGCCTCGATCCGAGCTTTCCTGCATTCCGGACACTCGTCAAAATTTGCGGCCGCCCAGGATTCCCAGGAATCTGCTTCGGAGCGATTCCTTTTGATGGTCGACACCTGAAACTCATTGCCGCATGTCTTGCATATGCACGTTGCCACTGCTTTCGCCATGATTTTATCCTCCTATGTAATAATATATACTTGTGTAAGTATAGAGTCAAGCGTTATTCAGCCAGACAAACTGTACGTGCTGGCCATCTTCAGCGATCTGGTAAAGATCCCATTCGCCTTCACTTTCCGGGGCCTTGCGGTATCCGTAGCCGTCAGCAACCTCCTGACCGGGCTTGCAGCCGGTGGCGATCGGAAACCACTCCTGATCGGGATTGACGAGATTCCTGATTTTAATTTCTGTGTTTCTCATGACTCTTTCTCCTTTCTTATGCAATCACTATCCACAGCCACCACAGCATCATAGCAACCTGTTTCGCCGTGATTTTGGCGGTTTTGCGGGCTGTTGGGACAATCTCCGGGTAAATCTTCACCCATGCTATCCAGAGCCTCTCTGATGCCTCACAGACGATCGGAGACAGGGTGATATAGAGCACCTGCAAAGCAAGGATCAGGAGCTCAGCGGCTCCCTTGGCGATCCATGCCGTGTAAGCCAGCGCCATGCAGATACCGAAGCCTATCGCTTCCACAGCGGATGGGCCGGATTTGATAAGAGCCGGTAGAATGATCTGTGAGGGAACCGGGAACAAGTCGGGAACAACCCGGGAACCAGTCGGGGGCAAGTCGGGAATGGGCTGAGTGGAGTCCAGCCTTTCATTCTCCTCTGCGACAACCTCCTTCCAGTTCTCCGGGATCGGATCACCGGTGCAGAACTCGTAGAAGGATTCTGTCATGCTGTCCTGGATCTTGCGGTATTCATCCGGATCCGGTTCCGTTACGGTGATGTGCCCGACCTTTTCCGGTTCCGGCTCCTCATGAGCCTTCAGCCATTTCCGTGCGGTTTCGGGCAGGTCCGCTCTCCAGTTGTATACCCGCTCTCTGCCGGATGCGTAGACTACGTGATACTTGTTAAAGCCGTCTGTGTAGACCTCTGTGATGATTGCTTTTGCCATGGTTTTGTTCTCCTTTCTTTGGTAGGGGGATTGTTGGTGGTGTTTGCCTTCGTGACCTCCGTGGCGGGATTTGATCATTCCTCAGGAAGGCGATTATCAAGATGGTCGAATAGCTTGTGATAAGGAATCAGGCTGAGCACCGGCGATCCTGCAATAGGCTCTTTTTCCTCCAGCGCAACTGTCTCGATGGTAAATCTGCCGTCCCGGTCATACACTGTAAAGCCATTTGCTTTAACATATTTCCTCATTTCAGAAATTGCCTTTTCTCGATCTTCATCCTGGAATATGACCACATCAGGTCTAGACGAGCCTTCATAGCGTTTCAAGATCACAGAATATTGAATCATTTCGTTACACTCCATAATTTGGTTCGCCCTCGTATCCTCCGGGGCGGGAATCATTTTTCAAGGATCTGTGTGCCGGTTGGACTTATTGGGTTGACTTTCTTGTTGTGGGTGGTCCTCCTTTCTGATACCTATTATACAGCAATCGCTTGATAGTGTCAATCATTTATGCATTATTTCCTTTATAAAATGATGCGAATAATTGACAACAAAAATTAAATGCAGTATAATGCACACAAAAGGGGGTGCTTACAATGATCATCAAGGAAAAACTGAGTATGGCACTGGCAAAGGCAGGCATGAGCCAGGCGGAACTGGCGAGAAGGCTCAAAACCAGTCCGTCTAATCTCAATCAAAAAGTGAATCGGAACACGTTGACCATGGAGGATATGGAGAAAATCGCCGCTATCCTCGGAAACAAGTGGGTGGTTAGGTTTGAATACGAAGATGGGACGATCATTTAAAAGAGGATCGGCAAGACGGCAGGAGAACAGATCTGGCCCTAACGCTACGGGTAAAGGAGAGCATTTTTATTTGACCATATGGAATCGGGGCTGTATAATCATAAGGTCGTTCATGGCAGATTGAATCGCGTAACAGTATAAAAACAGCAGCCCTTGACTCGAGTCCGGCCGAGCCAGGAGTTGCTGTTGGTTACAAGCATTCTATCTTTTTACACTTATTTTACACTTTTTAAAAATGCGGAACCCAAAAATAGAACGGGAGCCCCTGAAAATAGGGGCTCCCAGAAAATGAGTTAAATGCCGGCAGTGGGAATTGCAAATCATCTCTTCTCATCGCGTATCATCCCGGAAGCCCTGAAAATAAAGGCTTCCGGGATTTCTTATTTCCCGCGTCGTACCGTATGGTCGTGACACTTTTTACACTTTTTTTACACTCGAGTCAGGAGAAGGAAACACGGTCCAGGCGCTCGTTGTCCTTCTCGCGGAGCTTCTTTGTCACATGCGTATAGATCTCCCTGGTGATCCGGCTGTCCGCGTGGCCAAGTCTGCGAGCCACCTCGTCGATGGTAAACCCGGCCTCATAAAGGAGAGATGCGTGAGTATGCCGCAGCGCGTGCGGAGTGATGACCTTCCCGGTGATGGCCTTGCATTTCCCTTTCAGATACTTATTAAAAGCATAATACTCAATGTGCTCCCCATCCTCACCGAAGAGAAATAGATCAACATCCCCGATCCCGCAGGCCAGCCGGCGGCGGAGCATCTGAGTATTGATCTGCCTGCAGACCTCCTCCAGCTCCGGCTGCATATGGACATCCCGGACAGAATCGAAAGACTTGGCGGGGCTCACAATTTCGTTGTTTGAATCATAGGTCTTAGTGACGTGGATCGAGAGCGAAGAAAAGTCGATGTCAGATTTCAGCAGAGCGCAGGCCTCGCCAAAGCGAAGGCCGGAGTAAGCCAGGAGCTTTGTGAGGAGCTGCCAGACAGGATAGGCATCCATTGCAGCGACAACAGCCCTCAGCTCATCCTTTTCCAGATACTTATCCTGGATCTTGGCTTTGTGGGGAGGCTCTTTGTAATTCCGGAGCTTACCGAGATACGAGATGTCCTGCACATAGTCGTTCTCATAGGCCCAGCGCAGGAAAGCCTTGATGCGCTTAAGCTGTTCATTCAGAGTAACTGGCGGCTTCTCGGAAGTGAGAAGCTTTTCATTGATATAACCGGCGGTAAGCCGACTGACCAGCACGTCGGCGCCGAGCACAGGCAGCAGTCTGGTCAGAACCCCGCGATTTCTGATGGCAGTGCTGACGGCTTTTTCCTTGAGCTGAGATTGATAATAGAGCTCAATGAGATCGCGAAGAGAGTATTCCCTGGAGGATGATACCAGACTTTTTTCAGCCTTCTCCCGAAGGAGAACCTCGGCGATCTTCCGGTTCGGCCTGTTGTCTTTGTCCATAACGATAGAAACGCGCCGATACTTACCGGTGAGCGGATCCAGATATCGTTCCAGATATTTCACACGGCCGTCTTTCGTCTTTTCTGTATACATTTTTTCTCCTCCGCTATTGCGATGCCGGAGAAGTTGAGATATGATCAATATGCTTATGGAACTCAACCTCACCGGTGGTTCAACTGTTTAAACCTCCCCTGCGCCAACAGGGGAGGCTTTTATTTTGTCAAAAGGCTGTTACGATATCTGTGCAATACGCGCCTCCACCTTCACAAGAATATGCCCATTTGCTTGTATTATTAGTGAGATACGGGACTGTCCAGAATATAGCAATTTCGTTTACGGAAGAATATTCTTTGGCAATAGTAGCAGCAAGATCGTCGGAATACATTCGCAGCATTTTCTTTGTCGTTTCAGCACGATTTTGGACATTCCAGGTGAGATAGACGAGAGCTATATACCCGGAACCTTTTCCATAATCATCGTTTATGGTTATACGATCAACTGAGGTTTTGTCATACTCAGATGATACATGAGAATCTATAGAGATCCGAATGAGATCGCTTTCGTCTATTTTCAGCGTTTTACCCGGATTAGATACCACCTTAGTTTTCTCGGAGGATCCGTCGGATGTCGAAGCAGAACCATTATTAGAAGGAACACTGGCAGAGCTGCTCGATGACTGCCGAAGAGAACGAATTTCCGCTTCAAGCTCCTTTACCCTTGATGACTCTTTTTCATACTTCTTTCTATAACTCCTGCATTTGGATTTGAACTTGTCTCTTTCTGCCTGAACCGTTTCCAGCTCAGAACTCAGTCTTTCTATTTCTTTATTCGCCTCCTCCAACTCTGATTCCAGCTTCTTTTCCTGAATCACCGAACTAGGCATAGGCGGATTATTCTGGGCGCTGGCTACCATCGATGTCGACAAAACCATACACATTGCGATAACGGCAAATGACGTTCTCACTCTCATGTCTTTTTTCCTCCATATACTATTCAGAAATGCAGCATCTGCGGCCAAAGACCGCACTTTCACAGCTGTTATTTTGGCTTGAATTTGAGATTCTGAACATATACTAGATAGCTTCTGATTTTTCCTTTGCTTCCTCCTCTAATTCCAAGGCCCGGCGATACGCCGCAACCTTGGCATCGATCGAATCGTCATCATCTGGAATATCTTCTTTGATCTCCATCACCTCGGGCTGAGCAAGACGCTCGGCAATATCCGCCAGGAGCTTCCACTGATCCTCCGACAACCCGGCCAGGACTGTCAGCAACCTTCGCTTAAAGGAAGCATCTGGCTCGTCCTGGATCTGAGAGATCATTTCTGCAATATCATCTTCAACACTCGTCCGAACAAACATTTCTCCCTCTCCGGTCTCTAGCCAGATAGGATTTGCGTGAAAAGTTTTACATATCTGATCCTTCATGCGATCAGTGAGGTTGGTGTCACCGAGCTCCAACTTAGAAATAGCAGCTCTTTGGACACCTAATTTTTTCCCGAATTCCTCCAGAGTCATATGAACCCTATCGGATTTGCGAAGTTCCCTTACTCTTTTTCCGATATCTGACATTGATTACTCATCTCCTTTCTAAGACGAATATAGCACAGCCGAAAAACGGGGTCAAGGTAAAAATATCGGCAAGATACAAAAAACTGTTGACAAGATATCTTAAAGAGAATATATTGTAAAGGCAAGATACAAATTCAGACTGAAGGGAGGCGATAAGATGTCAGAAAAACAGAGAGAAGCGCTCGAGAAGATCATGGAAGCAATTCCGAAGCTGTCCGATTTTGAAAAAGGACGACTCCTTGGCCATGCGGAGCAGATGGAGGAACAGAGAAGAAAAGAAGAAAAAGGGAAAGGCGAAGACAGTGCAGCCTGATCCGGCATCAGGAGAAAGGAGGCGAACCAAGATTTCCAAAAGAAAGAGCCCGCCCGGAAAGGAGATCTGATGAAAAACACCGGGAAGGCTCAGGTGACCGCTGAAGGGTGCGGCCGGTTAGATTATACCACGATACGGAGAGAAGCGCCACGAAAAAATGGACAGTGAGGAGATACAGCGATGAGCGAGAAATATTTGTCAGAGCTTTACCGCCTGACACTGCTTGAACATAAGCTGGGCATGCCGGGAGCCGTCGACGAACTGGCTAGGCTGACAAAGACGGCGACCGAATTGTACGGCTTCGAATTTGCTGACAGCCTGAAAACGATCAAGATCGGAGACAGCCAGTAGCAAGGAAGGAAGGTGACTGAATGACATTCGCCAACATGCTGACGATCTACGAGACTATGAAAAAAGAAAGGATGTCCGCGTTGGTAGCTCTGGAGAAAACAGAGAAGCTCCTCGATCTGAAGGGAGAGGCGGCGATGAAGCCGGAGAACGAGAGCGAGCATGTCAATGCGATCAAAGAACACTCGAAGGCAGAGGCGCACATGGAAGAGGTCATGGGCGCAATCGAAGCAATCGAAACACTGGAGATTATGCGACAGCAAAGATAAGCGAGGATCCAATGAGAAGAATGAGAGAAATCCGGAGGAATCCCAGGATCAGCAAAGCAGAAGGCAGCTGCAACATGGGGAGCGCCGAGATAACGCTGAACGGCTGGGCAGGCTCCGTTGTGTGGTCGGTGGATAGAGCCGACAACGGAACCGTGTGGGAGCATGTAAGCGTATCGCCTTATGACCTTGGCCATACACCGACCTGGGACGAAATGTGCGAAGTAAAGGATATTTTCTTCGAGGACGAGGAAGAGGCCGTCCAGTTCCATCCAAAAAAGTCAGACTATGTAAATCTGCAGAAAAACTGCCTGCATATCTGGAGGCCGGCCGGCGGATTTCCGTTGCCATATGCAGAGTGAAACATTGCTACGAGAGGAGTGATGCCGATGAAGAAGGAACGCTGCCCTCCGGATCGGGAAAGGATAGTGGAGCAAATAGAAAACGGAAGGAGAAAATCACAACCATGAACAACGTAAACAGCGAGCAGAAGGAATGCGTCCTCCACGTAAAGATGCGCGGAGCAAAGAAAATGCGCAAGAAACTCAAAAAATTGAAGAAAGAATCAGCGGAGCTGGTCCGCCTCTTGAAAAAGGCCAACAAGCTCCGCCGATCTGTGGAATAACACACTACAAAGGAGGAAAGAAATGAAGAAAGTGTTTTATCTGTGCGACGGAGAAGTTCCGGAGTGCACAAAAACAAGCTGCTATAAAAACGGCGGACCATGCCGGCACACATCAAATGCGAGCTATGCAAAGAATTTTCTGCCTGGAAGAGGGAGCAACGAAACCCTGTGGGAAGGCGGGCCATCGTCTTTGCGGGAAGAGGGCTTTGCCTACGAAGACAAAGCCCCTGTGTCGATTGACGCACTTCCGTAAGCGAGATTATGCGAGATCTAAGAGCTTGTCAGAAAGCGTTATGGAGTCAATGCGGTTATCGCCATAATCCACGTCGATATACCCCATAACCTGAAGCTTGTGCAGATCGTTGCGCAGGCTTTGAGAGTCGTGATGTTCAGAGAGAAATTTATGAACGTCGACCTCGTAGCCGTTGGCACATCTCAACAGAGAAGCAGTGATCACACCATGAGCCATAGCAACCCCTCCTTTCCTTTGTACTCAGCCATGGCAGTGGCCTGGATACAATTATAAAGGAGTGGGCTGCATGGAATCAAGGAAAGCGCAAAACAATCACAGAATCAAACAAAAAATACTAAAAAGCACAGTGAGAGAATCGCGAAAAGAGGGGATTATGCAGAGCACAAAGGAAATCCATGAAAAGCTGGAAAAGATAAAAAAGAACACAGAAGAGATTATCCGCATCCTGGAAGAAACCGCAGCGTCAGAGAGGTTTGCGGATAAGACGAAGGATACTGTAATACCGACGGCAAAAACAGCAGACGGAGCATACGGAGTAGAGTGGGACGGATCTGCCGGAGGTTCGAGGCTTACGAGAAAGGGACTGGCGCAGCTGTTCAACGATCCCGTCCCTGCGGTAAGTACAACAAGTGGCGGCCATAGCCCGTTTGACCAGATCATGCCGTGGGCAGGAATGAAAAAATACAACATCCTCGATGGGAAAGTTGTCCATTCGGAAGAAGACTGGCAGTTCGACATGGAGGACTACGACACAGTGGTCTATATTCCAGAGTTTTACTACACCACATACAAGGATCCGGAGAGCGACAAGCAGCTGTGGGCGATTTCAGCAACGAAGTTGGAAGGATATGCGAAACACCCTGGATCCGGTAGATACGTCGGGAGATACCACACATCAGGCGGAAAAGAATGGTTCTACTCGAGATCAGGAGCGAAGCCGTTGGCCAACATGAGCCAGACAGAGTTCAGAAAATACAGCAAAGCCAAAGGAGAAGGCTGGTATATGCTGGACCTTGCGTCCTGGGCAGCCATCCAGATGCTTTATTTGATCGAATTCGCAGATTTTGATTCTCAGATGACGCTCGGAAGAGGATGGGTTGCTGGAGAAGCCGGCATCACAGGAGGAACGGATTTTGCGCAGTACCACACAATCAAAGCCTCAGGAGCACACAACCAGTACAGATGGATAGAGGACCCATTCAGCAATGTGCGCACATGGATCGATGGATTCGCGGGAAGCACAGAGAAAGTATATGTCGGCCTGAACAACGACGACTTCGCGGGAGAAACAGAAGGCCTCGAGAAAACCGGAGCGGCGCTGCCTGACGATGGATACATCAAAGCATTTTCAGATGCTGTTCCCTGGGCGTTTATTCCTGAAGATAGCGATTACAGGGATGCGAGATGGGTTCCGGATTACGCGAGCTCGTACTCTTCGCTCCGCCCCGCCTTTGTCGGCGGCAGCTACTTCTCGTTCGACGGCTGCGGGCTCTTCTACTTCTACGCGAACCTCACGGCTTCGTACTCGGACTGCTTCCTCGGCTCCCGTCTCCTTTTTAAGGCCTGATGGGGGGACCGGGGGCGGCCGCCCCCGGCATAAAACAGGGAACACAATGAAAGGAGGAGAAATGTCCAGAAAAACAGAAGATCTCTCCCAGATCATGCTGAAACCGGATGGAATCTGCAGAGTATACGGCATGGGCCGAACAAAAACAGACACCCTCCTGAAGGAGATGGAAGAGTGGATCCCGAAGAGATATCCAAGGGTAGCTGTGATCAGGGATGGAGGGACGGTCCTGGTAAACCGCCTGGCATTTATAGACTACATGGCAAACAGACAGCTCCTCAGAGGAGGAACAACGGCAAGATATGCAAAGCCGTACAACCCGGAAGAGATAGCAATGAATACGGCATATATCAGCATATATCCGGGCAACGCATAAGTCGGGGAAAAGAAAGGGGAACCCAAAGGGGAGAAAATGGCAAATTTGGAATTTAGGGCCGTCATGGGGATTGTGGCCATCATCCTGGCGACGTGCTCGATCGCAGCGAATTTCATCCTGATCGAGATGTGCTGCATGCACATTGGAAAAGCAATGCAGGAGGAAAAAGGACAGGAATGGGCACAGGAGCAGGAAGAAAAAATCAAAATCATGCAGGAACGGCTTGAGAGAAACCGGAGCGAAACGATCCGGATGTGGCTGGACGATGTCTCGGATTCACAGGCATCGGACAGAAGGAGACACAGACTGACAATGAGAAAAACGATATGAGAGGAAGGACAAAAATGAGAAAGAACAAAGCTATCTTACTGACTGCAATGGCTGCTATTGCGCTGATGATCGGAACGGCAACCTCGGCCTGCCCGTTGTGGGAATGCCAGTACGACGTGAACGATTACAGCTG